AGACATTTGGCAAAAAATGGCAAAGATGTGGCGCATCACACCAGACGAAGCTAAACGCAGACGTTGCGGTAACTGCGAATACTACGAGAACACTCCATCCATGTTAGAAGCGATGGAAGCTATCCCACTAAACAAATACGACTTATACGATGGTCAGCCACAGCGTGGTTACTGTCATAAGCTAGACTTTATCTGCCATAACTCACGAGTGTGTAGCGTATGGGAAGAGAAAGAATACGAACAGCCAGAGATGGAGAGCGAAGATGCGTAACATGGACAAGATTGCAGAAAAGATGGATAAGCTATGGGCTGGTGGTAAATTTCATACTGCCAAACCTACTAAACAAGCACCAACAACAGATCAAGCAATTGATAAAGCAATGGCTACATATCAAAAAGGTAAGAAATAACACACACAAGGATCACCAACCTTCGGGAGTGATAAATCATGAGCATTACAGCAAAACTAAATCCAAGACACCAGCAACTAATCCGAGATAAGATTAACGCTGGTATATTAGTAGAACGACTAACAGAATGTGCGCTAGGTCAGCTTGAACTAACGTCACAGCAAATGAAAGCCATTGAGATACTTCTCAAGAAGTCAGTTCCAGACTTAAGTGCTGTAGAGATGACAGGCGATGCAGATGCGCCAGTATTGTTAAAGGTTATTACGGGTGTGCCTAATGACTGATGCGCCAGATCTTGGTTATAGACCAAGACCGCCACAGTTGGAGATACATCACGCAGTAAACAAAAACAGATTTACTGTAGTTGTTGCACATAGACGTATGGGTAAGACTGTATCAGCTATCCTACATCTAATTAATGCAGCATTGAATAATGAACAGAAAGATCCAAGATACGCTTATATAGCACCAACGTATGCACAGGCAAAGCGTGTAGCGTTTGATTACTTGGTTGAGTACACAAGACCATTGGGTGCAAAGGTAAACATCGCTGAGTTGCGTGTTGACTTTCTTGGTAGGCGAATCAGCTTATATGGTTCAGAGAATGGCGATAGCTTGCGAGGTCAATACTTTGATGGTGTCTGCCTAGACGAGATTGGCGATCAGAACCCTAAGATATGGAACGAGATTTTAAGACCAGCACTAGCAGACAGAAAAGGCTGGTGTTTGTTTATTGGTACACCAAAGGGCAACAACCACTTTGCAGACTTTAAAGAACGTGCGTTAAAGGCAGATGGTTGGAAGTTCCTAGAGTTTAAGGCAAGTGAAACAGGCATCCTAGATTCTAAAGAGTTGGCGGATGCTAAAGCCGAGATGGGCGAGGACAAGTTCAGACAAGAGTTTGAGTGTTCGTTTGATGCACCAGTTGAGGGTGCTTACTATGGTACGCTACTGAATGAAGCTGATGAGCAAAACAGAGTTACAAAGATTCCTCATGATCCTCTCGCTAAAATTGTATGTAGCTGGGATTTGGGTGTTAGCGATTCTACTTGTATCTGGGTTGCGCAAATAGTCGGCAAAGAGATACAGTTAATAGATGCTACTGAGAATCATGGTGTCGGATTAGATTACTATGTAAGCTGGCTGAGAGATAAAGGCTACGACAAAGCACAGCACATATTGCCACATGACGTTAGAGTAAGAGAGATGTCAACAGGCAAGAGCAGACAAGAGGTACTGATGGAAGCTGGCTTAGAGGTGTCAATTGCACCAAGCCTATCAGTAGCTGATGGAATACAAGCAGTCAGAAGGTTATTGCCTAGATGCTGGTTTGATGCAGAGAACACGAAGCAAGGTCTGTCAGCATTACGGAACTATCGCAGGGTGTTTGATGAGAAGCGTAACGTATTCTTTGACACACCATTACATGATTGGGCATCGCACTATGCCGACAGTTTTAGGTACTTAGCAATAGGATTAAACGAAGTAGATGCAACTTGGTCTAAGCCGTTAAACATTAATAATAGTTGGGTGGTCTGATGAGTAAAATGACAGAAGATGAATTACTAAATGCTTGTATCACGCAGATAGATAATGCTATCGGCTACCTTGAAACTGAAACAGTTGCTCAACGTGCAGAAGCAATGGACTACTACCTACGCAAGCCATACGGCAATGAGGTAGAAGGATCAAGCCAAGTAGTTACATCTGAAGTAGCAGAAGCCGTAGATGGTGCGCTACCACAATTAATTCGTGTATTTACAGCGAACGAGGATGCAGTACAGTTTGAGCCTGTCAAGGATGGTGATGAGCCGTTCGCAGAACAGGCATCTGACATGGCTAACTGGGTATTCTATAAAGACAACGATGGATTCTTGATCCTGCATAACTGGTTCAAGGATGCCTTACTCCAGAAGGTCGGCATTGTTAAAGCCTACTGGGAAGAGAAGAAAGATGTCACTAAGGAGAAGTACGAAAACCTAAGTGATGACGAGATGACCATGCTCTTGATGGGCGGTGATTTTGAGATTGTCAAGCAAAATACTGATGTAATCATTGGTGCTGATGGCATGACATACAACAACCACAGCGTTACGATTCAGCGTACTAAAGACAAGAGCCGTATCGTCATTGAGAACGTACCACCAGAAGAGTTCTTAATCAGCAAGACATCTAACAGCATTGAGGGTGCAGACTTTGTTGCCCACAGACGTATGATTAGTCGTGGTGACTTGATTGCGATGGGCTTTGAACAGTCAGTCGTAGATCAGATCCCAGCGGGTGACAGGCTAGAGTACAGCCCAGAGCGATTGGCACGTTACCAACGAGATGAGTTACCAGATTACGCACTAACAGACGATGTAGAGGTATTTGAGTGCTACATCAAGGCAGACATTATTGGCAAGGGTATTCCAGAGTTACGCAAGGTTATCATTGCAGGTCAGCAGATTCTATCTAACGAGGACTGCGATTATGTTCCGTTCCATTCAATCTGCCCGATTCCTATTCCACATTTATTCTTTGGTCAATCACTAGCTGATCGCACGATGGACATCCAATTGGAAAAGTCCACAATCTTGCGCCAAATGTTTAACAACCTTTACCTAACGAACAACTATCGTGTTGCTGCCGTAGAAGGTCAGGTAAACCTAGATGACTTGCTAACGTCAACTGCTGGCGGTGTAGTGCGAGTTAAGAACGCTAACGCTATCGTGCCATTGACAGTACAGTCAACTGCAAATCAATCGTTCCCAATGTTTGAATACTTGGATGGTGTACTAGCGAAGCGTACAGGCGTGTCAGATATGCAGCAAGGTCTTGATCCTAACATCTTGCAGAACGTATCAGCTACAGCGGTAGCAGCGATGACTAGACAATCTGAAGGCAAGCTAGAGTTAATCGCTCGTATCTTTGCAGAAACAGGCGTTAAGTCATTATTTAGGGGCATCCTACACCTACTATGCAAGTACCAAGAAAAAGAGCGTACGATTCGTTTGCGTGGCAAATGGGTGACGTTTGATCCTCGTGAGTGGGATACTGAGTATGATGTATCAATTAACGTAGGTTTAGGCAACGGAAATCGTCAAGAACAGATTGCTATGCTACAAATGATTCTAGCGAAGCAAGAAGAGATTATCGGCAAGTATGGGGCTAACAATCCATTGGTATCAGTAACGCAATATCGCAGCACACTTGGTCGTATGATTGAGATGGCTGGCTTCAAGGACACGACTGCGTTCATCAATGAGATTACACCAGAAGTAGAACAGCAAATTATGCAACAGGCATCACAGCCACCAGTTGATCCTACTAGCGAAGCAGCCAAAATGTACGCTGAAGTTGAGAAAGCTAAAGCAGAACTCAAAGCACAAGCAGATGCAGCCAAGAATGACTTGGATCGTCAGAAGATGGGCTTGGAAGCCGAACGTCAGAACTTAGAGTTAGCGCAAAAATCAGCTAAAGATGCAGCAGATAATCGCATCGCAGAAGCTAAGTTAGCGTTGCAAGGCTTAGAATTACAGCTTAAACAAGAAGTATCAAGCCAAGAGATGCAGTCAACACAATTAGATGCCGTGATGAAGGCAATTGGTTCATTACAAGAAATAGCAAGGGGATAGTTATGGGTAGTCAAGCACAAGGTCAACAACCATCTCAAGTATATTACGATCCAGAGATGGGGCAATACTATACTCAGGCACCACAAAATCAATTTGCATTTTCTGGATCTCCTAATGGAAGTCCATTAAATGGTGGATTAAATATAATTCAATCTATGTTTGGTCGTGGTGGAGAGCGAACATATCTAAACAACTTTGGTCAATCTAGCCCAGCATTACAGCAAGCTGCACCATACGAATACGCTAACACATCACTAGAATCATTATTCCCTATGCTACAAGGCGCAATGCAAGGCTCACAAGGCGGTGCAATGGAAGGCGGTGCTGGCTTGTTAGGCTCACAAGGCGCAACAGGTCAAGCATCAAGTGGCGCAGGAAGGTTCATGTAATGACATTCTCTGAGTGGGCAAATAACTTACTACTAGATGAAAAGTTCCTAGAAGTATTTAAAGATTTAAGGCAAGTGCAAGTAAATAGAATTGTCAACTCTAATGAGCATGACATCCAAGAACGTGAAGCAGCATATACAAAATTAAATGCGATACAAGACGTATATAACCACATTGTATCCATTGCAGACCAGCGCAAGATTAACGAGAAGCGTTGGAAGATATTTTGATTTTGCCGTAAGGCTAATTTAGGAGTAGTAAAATGAGTGAAATCACCAACCCATCTGGGAGTGAGAGTACAGGTACTGTACAAGAAGCAGCAAATTCTTTCTTAGGTTTAATGGATGCAGCAGAAGCACCCGAAGGGCAAGCTGAAGCACAGACAGAACAGCCAGAAGAGGAATTACAAGTTAGTGAAGGCAGCGATGAAGATTGGCAAGATGAAGAGCCAGAGCAGGAATCTGAATCCGAACCAGATGACGAACCGACATACTCGGTCAAAGTTGCTGGTGAAGAGAAAGAATTAACCTTAACTGAACTCAAAACACTTGCACAACAAGGCGCAGACTACACTAAGAAAACGCAACAAGTAGCAGAACAGCGTAAGGCTTTAGAAGCCGAATCTGTAGCTATAGACCAAGCAAGGCAATTACGAGATGCCTATGCCGAGAGGTTGCAAGCAATGGAACAGTTGCTGTCTAGTCCAGAGCAAAGTGAGAACTTAGAATATCTCAAAGAATCTGATCCTATTGGGTACGCAGTAAAGGTAGCAGAGTTATCGCAACAGAAAGAGCAGTTACAAGCAATTCAAGCTGAACGTTATCGCATTGCAGAACAGCAACAAGCGGAACAACAGCAAGCATTGCAAGGTTACATCGCTCAACAAGCTGCGAAATTAGCTGAAGTGCTACCAGAATATAGCGATCCAGTTAAGGGTGAAAAGTTAAGGTCTGACTTGCGTTCATTCGCTAAAGACATTGGCTTCTCAGATCAAGAGTTATCAATGGTTCGTGATTCTCGTCAAGTATTAGCGTTGCATAAGGCAATGTTATACGACAAATTACAGAAATCTAAGCCTGACGTTAACAAACGAGTTAACGAAGCTACAAAGACTATTAAGAGTGGCAACAGCGTTAAGCCTGTCACATCTGACCAAGTTAAACGACAACAAGCGCAGCTAAAACAATCGGGCAAAGTCCGTGATGCTGCAAAAATATTTGAATCATTTTTATAAGGAATTAAATCATGGCTACATATCAAACCTATACCGCTATCGGTATGCGTGAAGACTTATCAAACGTTATTTATAACATTTCTCCAACAGACACACCATTCATGAACTCAATCGGTAAAACTGCTGCTACAGCGGTAAACCATGAGTGGCAAACAGATTCATTGGCTGGTGTAAACACAGCTAACGCATTGCTTGAAGGTGCAGCGGGTGCTGATGCTACATTGTCACCAACAGTTCGTGTTGGCAACTTGACACAAATCTCTGGTAAAACAGTTAAGATTTCTGGCACTTTGGACACAGTAAACAAAGCTGGTCGTAAATCAGAAAAGGCTTACCAATTGGCTAAGGCTTCATCTGAAATCAAGCGTGACATGGAAGCTATCCTTTTGGGTAACTCAGCTAAGGCTGCTGGTAACGGCTCTTCAACTGCTCGTACATTGGGTGGCTTACAAACATGGTTGAACTCTAACACATCTAATGGTGCTGGTGGTTCTGCTGGTTCACTAGGCTCAACTGCTCGTACAACTGGTACTGATCGTGCTTTCACATCAACACTATTGAACACAGTTATTCAGTCAACATACACAAATGGTGGCTCACCTACTATTTTGTTGGTTACTCCAGCACAAAAAGTAGTTGCATCAACATTCACAGGCATTGCTACACGCTTCCGTGACGTTCCTGCTAACCAACAAGCACAAGTTATCGCTGCTGCTGACGTTTATGTTTCTGATTTCGGTATCATCCAAATCGTTCCAGATCGTTTCATCCCTAACACAGACAACGATGATGTTGCTTTCTTGTTAGATCCAGAGATGGCTGCTGTAGCTTACTTGCGCCCATTCCAAACTAACGAATTGGCTCGTGTAGGTGATGCTGACGTAACTCAACTTTTAGTAGAGTACACACTAGAAGTTAAGAACGAAGCTGCTCATGGGATCATAGCGGATCTTTCATAACACGGCACATTGACGATTTAATTTAAATGTGATAAGATACTCCCTGTGTTTAATCATGGGGAGTTCTAAAATGAGATGTTCAGTAGATAATTGTACAGATAAGTATTACGCAAAAGGTTTTTGTAGCAAGCACTATCAGATTTTTAAACGACATAACAATGTAATCGGAATTAAAACTCACGCATCATTAGAGGAAAGATTCTGGCGGTTTGTAGATAAGAAAACAGATGGCGAATGTTGGAATTGGACAGGTAATTTAGTTGCAGGTTATGGCAGAATATCTCTTGGCGCAAGAAAAGATGGCGCAATAGGCTCACATAGGTTTTCATGGGAACTGCATAACAAGCAAAGTATTCCGAGTGGTATGGTAGTAATGCACTCATGTGATAATCCATTGTGCGTAAACCCAAATCATTTAAGCGTAGGCACTTATAAAGACAATACGCAAGACATGATTACTAAAGGTCGTAAGGTTACAGTAGCACCTTTAGGAACAGAAAATGGCAAAGCTCTTATTAACGAAGAAGTGGTAAAAGAAATTAGAGCAAGTAATTTATCTCACGCAGAATTAGGTAGGCAGTTTAATGTATCTCCTAATTGTATTCGTGGCGTAAGAATAGGTAGAACATGGAATCACGTTAAATGACAAACACAATACACAACAGCGTTTCAAGTACAACTTTCGTTGATGAAGATGACAAGCTAATCATTGCACAGAAACAAGACATTAGCGCAATCGTTGAGCATAACAAGGCTTTATACGCACAATCAATGGACAACAAAGGATGGGATGGCAATAACGCTATTTCACCAAATAACAAGGTAGCATCAATCCCGCTTGTGGTGTTTCAAGAATTAGAAAAACAAGGCATCACACGAGGATTTCAAGTCTTGGACATGGACAGATTCAAGGCTTTCTTAAACAATCCTGATAACCAAGTTTTCAGAACTCGCATGGGTAGAATCTAAATGTCAATAACCAATTATGATTCATTAAAAACAACGATTGCTAGTTACTTGGCACGTTCAGACTTGACTGCACAGATACCAGACTTCATTCAGTTAGCTGAAACTCGTTTACGCAGAGAACTCCGTATTCGTCAGATGCTCAAGGTTGTCACTACATCTACTGTAGGCGGTGATAGTACAGTAGAACTTCCGTCAGACTACTTACAGATGCGTGACTTGCACATCAATACAAACCCAGTACAATCACTTGGGTATCAGTCACCATCAAACTTTTATCGCAACACTAACGCAGCAATTACTGGTGTGCCATTGCAATATACTGTGCTGGCTCAAGAGTTCCAGTTTGCACCTATTCCAGATGGTGATTACACATTACAGATGATTTACTACGCTGCACCACCATATTTAACGACATCTAACACATCTAACGTATTCTTGGCTAACTGCCCAGACTTGTTGCTATATGGCGCACTAGGCGAAGCAGAAAGTTACTTGATGAATGATCCAAGACTACAAACTTGGGCTGCTTTATATGACAGATCATTGACTGCACTAACAGTAAGCGATGATTCTGGAGAATTTGGCGGTTCACCACTTTCAATTTCAATAGCAACACGATAGGAATAATCATGGCTGAAATGAGCAACCATTTAGAGAACGCACTTATTAACGCAACTCTACGCAACACAGCATACACATCACCGACAACAGTATATGTGGCTTTATACACAAGTGATCCTACTGATGCCAACACAGGTACAGAGGTATCTGGTGGATCATACGCACGAACAGCAGTAACATTCGCTGCACCTAGCAATGGTGTATCAGTATCTAGCGCAGACTGCACGTTCCCACAATGTACATCAACATGGGGTACAGTAGGCTGGATCGGCATCATGGATGCTTCTACTTCTGGCAACCTTCTATACCACACAGCACTAGATTCATCTAAAACAATTGAAACTGGTGACATCTTTAAGATAGCTTCTGGAAATTTAAGTGTAACACTTTCTTGATATGTGATATAAATGATGTATGAAACATTGTAAATATTGCAATATTATAAAGCCACTATCTGAATTTTATAAAAAAAAGACAGGTAAATTTGGAGTTAAAGCCGAATGTAAAAGTTGCTCAATAATATACGAAAAAATAAGATGGCAAAAAGATAAGCACAAGCAACAATCTGAAGAAAAAATACAATATAGAAAAGAATATTATTCAAAAAATAAAGAAAAAATATTGCAGCGGTCAAAAGAATGGGCTAAAAATAATTTACATAAAAAAAGATTACATAGATCAAACAGACGTGCAATTTTATTAAAAGCAAATTCACTTTGGTCTGATAAAGATTTTATAAAAGAAATATATAAACAGGCAAGTTTTATGTCAAATAAATATGGCATTAAATATGAAGTAGATCATATTATTCCGTTGCAAGGAAAATTTGTTTGCGGTTTGCACAATCAATTTAATTTACAAATTATAAGCATAACTGAAAATAGATCAAAAGCTGCTAAATATAAAGGTTAAATATGGCATTAGTTATTAAAGATAGGATTAAAGAAGTAACTACCACCACAGGTACAGGCACAGTTACGCTTGGTGGTGCTTCCACAGGCTTCCGTTCATTCGCTGACATTGGTAACGCTAACACTACTTACTATTGCATCTCAGGTGGATCTCAATTTGAAGTAGGTATCGGCACTTACACGGCATCTGGCACGACACTATCTCGTGATACTGTGCTGTCAAATAGCTTAGGCACGACTGCACTCATTAACTTCTCTGCTGGCTCTAAGGATGTGTTTGTTACTTATCCATCAGACAAGGCATTGCTAGGCGATACAAGCGCAGTTTCATCTACAGGCACAGGTAGTGTTGTATTAAGTGACAGCCCTACAATTACAGGCAATGCTAATTTAGGTAGTGCTACCGTTGATATTGCAAATCCGACAGTAAATATTGGTCAAGGTGTTGTTGGAGTAGGGCAAACTGTAAATATTGCTCAAGGTGGTGAAGCGGGAATTGTCAACATAGGACATTCAGAAGTTGGATTTACTGCTTCTACAACTACAATTTTTGGAAATGTTATTTTAGGTACAAATACAACTGACACGATTACATTTGAATCGCCAACACAATACACTCAAGGAATAACAGTTTCAAGCGGTGGAATTAATCTGTTTGGCGGTGCTGCAAATAATAGCAGTTACTCAACAAATAACACAACAGGAAGCATTACTATAGGTGGTACAACTCAAACTGGTGCAATTACATTAGGTAGAAGCACAGGGGTACAAACAGTCAACATTGCTACAGGCGCAAATAATCTAAGTGCTAAAACAGTCAATATTGGCACAGGGGCAATAAATGGCGCAACTACAATTACACTTGGCCCAACAGGAACTGTTACTGGTGCAACAACTGTAAACATTGCCACTCAAGCAAGAAGTAGTGGTAATACAATAGTAAATATAGGAACAAACGCTACAGGTGGTTCTACAACTATTAATTTAGGCTCATTAAGTGCATTTCCTCTTATAAATAGCAATGGCATTGTCCAACAACGTAGTTACACTAACATCAATGCACAAACAGCAACGGCTGGAAGAAAAGCATTTGTATCTGACCATCGTTCGGCTACTGCATACCCCATTTTTGGTGAGCCTTATTCAATATCAGGAACTTTTGGGCCTTTTAATGTACCCGTATTTGCAGATGGAACAATTTGGAGAGTAGGATAATGGCACTATTAAAATCAGTAAACACAGTATTTGGCATTGATGCAACATATTGGAATATCTTTTCTATTAGCGAAGATTTCAAAAGCAAATCACTTGAAGTGATTATCAACGGCTATGTAAGCAAAGAAGTGCGTGATGAGAATCACAATCCTATTGCATGGCAGAACCTAACATTTACAGGCGATGACTACATCAAGGATGCTACTCGTGAAGCGGTGTATTTGACATTAAAGGCTAAAGACTTCTCTGATGCACAGGATGCCTAATGTTTGGATTTAGTTCATTTGCTGAAACACCATTTGCATCACTAGCAACCAAGATTTTACTTGGCATTGCAAGTATAAATGCTTATGCAGATGTTTCATGTAACGCTAATGCGATTAGGACAAATTCAGCTTCCATAATCGCTACAGGAAGCGTAACTGCTAATGCGGTAAGGCAAAGACTAGGTGTTGCTGACATAAATGCGATAGCGAACGTTTCTGCAAGTTCTAATGCTATTTATAGTGGGATTGGCTCAATAAATGCGTTAGCTACAGTAAGTTGCTATGCAAATGCTAATTATTCTGCGTTTGGCGCAGTAACTTGCACGGCAAGTATCATAGCAAACAACTTTACTAACACTTGGGCAAATGTTTCGGTAGGCACAAACACTTGGACAGACGTTTCAGTAAACACGAACACATGGACAGAAGTGTCCGTAGGCAATAATACTTGGTACAGAAAAGGGTGATATGATTACTCAAGATTTCATTAAATCCGTATTAAATTATAATGAAAATACTGGAAAATTTACATGGGTAAAAAATGGTAAAGATGCTGGATATATTCAAAAAGATGGATATGTAAGATTTAATTTTAATAATAAACATTATAGAGGTCATAAATTAGCATGGCTATATGTTAATGGAGATCTAACTGATCAGCATATAGATCATATTGATGGAAATCCTAATAATAATGCTATAAGCAATTTAAGATTGTGTAATAGAAATCAAAATATGCAAAATAGAAAAATAAATAAAAATAATAAATTAGGAATAAAAGGTGTTTGTTGGAATAAAAAAATTGAAAAATATCATGTTCAAATTGGATTAAATGGAAAAGTTAAACATATTGGATATTTTGATAATTTAGAATTTGCAGAGTTGGTTTCTATTGAAGCAAGAAATAAATATCACAAAGAATTTGCGAGGGCATTATGAGTAAAAATAAAGTTTCAGAGTGGAGTTCAACTCCAGCTAATAATACAGACGTAGGCGGTATTGATATTGCAGAGGGCTGTGCGCCTTCTGGTATTAATAATGCCATTCGTGAGATGATGGCTCAGTTAAAGGATCAACAATCTGGTACGGATGCTGATAATTTTACAGTTGGTGGAACTTTAACATTAAGTGCAGATTTAATTTCTAATGGATCATCTGGTACTGCTGGTCAATTTTTAACATCTCGTGGTTCTGGATTATCTCCACAATATACAACTCTTACTGCATTTGTATCTGGAATGATTATGTTATGGTCTGGATCATCTGGATCTATTCCTAGTGGCTGGTTATTATGTGATGGCTCAAGTTCAACTCCAGACTTGCGTAATCGTTTTGTAGTTGGTGCAGGTTCTACTTATGCTGTTGGGGCAACAGGTGGTAGCGCAGATGCTATTGTTGTATCTCATACTCATACAGGAACTACAAGTACAGCATCACTTACAGGCACTTTAAATGCAACTTCTCAATCTAATACTGTTGGAACAGTTTCAGCTTCTGGAATTGTTACCGCAACAAATGTTGTAAATAGTTTTGTATCAGGCTCTGGCGGTGGTACTGCTAACTCAAGAGCAGATTATAGTATTAATGCTAGTCATAATCATTCATTTACAACTGATAGTGCTGGAGCAAGCGGTACAAATGCTAACTTACCACCATACTACGCACTTTGCTACATTATGAAATCTTAGGAGTTTAAATGGCTACTCAAAGAATTACTTTCACAGAGTGGACACCAGATCAACCTTCAGTAGTTGAGAATCTATCTGTTGCTAAGAACGTAGTACCTGCTGCCGTAGGATTTATTCCTATGCCTTTAGCAGAAGATTACTCACAATCTGCAAGTGAGAATCTTAATAATGTATTTGCTGGTCGCTTTAGTTCTACTACAAACGTATTTGCTGGTGGAAATACAAAGCTATTTAAATTAGATGGTTCTACACTAGCAATGAATAACGTATCTAAATCTGGCAACTATACAAACGTAGATAGATGGAAATTTGTGCAGTTCGGTGACACAGTTATTGCTGCTAACGACAGAGATAAATTACAAGCATTTACACTTGGTTCAAGCACAACATTTGATGACTTGGCTGCTGCTGCGCCTGTGGCTAAATTTGTAACTGTAGTGCGTGACTTTGTGGTCTGCGCTAACTTAGATTCTGGCTCAAACGCTAACAAGGTTCAATGGTCTAACATCAACGATGAAACTAACTGGACTGCTGGTGCTGCATCTCAATCAGATTTCCAGATCATCCCAGATGGTGGCAACATTACAGGCATCACAGGTGGCGAAACAGGTCTTGTCTTACTAGAACGTGCCATTGTTCGTATGTCATACATTGGCTCACCTTTATTCTTTCAGTTTGATACTATCTCTCGCAGTCTAGGCTGTTCACAAGCAAACTCAATTGCCAAGTACGGCAACATGACATACTTCTTGGGTGAAGAGGGCTTCTACTCATGCGATGGGAATACAGTAACACCAATTGGTAACGAAAAGATTGACAGATGGTTCTACTCTAACGCTAACCCATCTGCACTAGACACGATGTCAGCAACAATTGATCCATTCCGCAAGATTGTAGTATGGAATTTCTTAAATACATTTGGCGATAGACAATTAATTATCTATAACTGGCAAGTAAACAAATGGACTTACGGAACTACTGATACAAACTATGTGGCATCTTCTGCTACTGCTGGTGCTACGCTAGAGGGCATGGACTTGTACGGCAACATGGACACCATCACTACATCATTTGATAGTAACCTATTCACAGGTGGCAAGTTCTTATTGGCTGGTGCTAGAACCAATAAGATTGTAACCTTCACAGGTCAATCATCTGAAGCACAGATTGACACAGGTCAAGTCGGTAGCGAGTATCCTTCAGTAGTGACACTTGCAAGACCGATTGTAGATAATGGATCTGCTGACGTAGCAATCTCATCTCAAGTTAAGCTAGATCAAGTGGTTGACTTTGGTTCTTATATGCCTGCTGACAGCGAAAATCGTGTACCATTACGGAGTGCAGGTAAATATCATAAGTTATCAATCAAACCAACTGGCGCACGTTGGTCAAATATCATCGGTGTTGACATTGACATCACAGGACAAGGAACTCGTTAATGTTTCGTGTACTTAACCCATCTGGTGCAACTCCTCGTGAAATATCAGAGGTAGTCAACAACACAATGAATGGCAAGACCAACAACACAGGATTAGTAACTTTAAATACTGGCTGGGCTACAACTACGACAATTTATGATGAGCGTATTGGGTATGATTCAATCATCTTAATAACTCCTGCAAGTAATGCTGCTGAAGATGATACTGCGCCTTATGGTGCTTTTCAAGATGCAACAACCCAAACTGCTGCATCTGCTAACACAGCGTATGCAATTAACTTTGATACAACAGATTTGTCTAATGGCATTTACTTAAGCAATGGTTCAAGAATTAATGTAAGAAATACTGGCACATATAACTTACAATTTAGCTCGCAATTTGTAAATACAGATACACAAATACATGATGCTGATATTTGGTTAAGAAAAAACGGAACTAACGTAGCAGGTTCAAATGGTCAAGTATCTGTGCCTAATAATCATGGTAGTGTTAATGGAAGATTATTGTCGGCATGGAACTATGTTATCACACTTACAGCAGGTGATTATGTTGAGTTGATATGGAACGTAACTAACACTCAAGTATATTTAGAATATATACCTCCACAAACAAGTCCTACTAGACCTTCTACAGCATCTGTTATTGCTACGATGCAATACATTTCTCCATTATCTACGGATAATGTTTTTATTACATCACAAGCAAAAGGGGAAGCTATAGTTTCCCACTTTGCAAATAATACCGCAGATAAAACATTTAAATATTTGGTGGTTGGATGATTAAGTATGTTGCACCAAATGAGTTAAGAACTGTTTGGTCTGAAGTAAAGATAGGACTAGAAGCTGTAAGGGCTAAAGGTCACTCGGAATGGCTACCAGAGGACATATATTGTGACTGTTACGAGCAACGTGCAATGTTATGGATGGTAGGTCAAGGATTTATGGTGTTACAGCCAAATGGTAAGGAGTTGCATATCTGGGCAGCATACTCAAGCAATCATCAAGATGTATTAGATGGACTTGAACACGCTAAGGCAATTGCAAAGCAAGGTGGCTGTGATAAATTAACTTTCTCATCTGTACGCAGAGGGTGGGAGAAATCAGCAAGATTATTAGGATTTAAACCTAAAGTTTGGGGAATGGAATTATGAGATATAATCATCTAGATATGTTGCCAGAAAAGGCATTTTCACCAGTAGGTAAACGCATGACACTTGAAGGCGGTGGTGGCGGTGGTGGTCAAACACAGACTTCCAAAACTGAAATTGATCCATTGCTCAAACCATATATTTCATATGGTCTTAATGAAGCACAGAACCTTTATCAAACACAGACACCACAATACTATCAAGGTCAGATGTATGTCAGCCCATCACAGGCTACGCAAGGTGCTATTCAAGCTAACACAAATCGTGCGATGGCTGGAAACCCGCTTCTACCTGCTGCACAGCAACAACAACAGGATGTGATTAGCGGTCAGTACCTAAACAGCAATCCATACTTTAACCAAGCATTGGGCGGTGCTGCACAGGCTGCTCAAACACAATACTTTGATGCAATTAAACAAGCACAAGGTGGTGCATCTATGGCTGGTCGTTATGGCTCTGGTGTATCTGCTGACTTGCAGAATCGTGCAGCTAATACTCTGTCAAATACATTGGCTAACAAGTATGGTGAGTTGGCTTATCAAAATTATGGTGCTGAACGTGCAAGACAAGAAGCTGCTGCTGGTGCTGCACCTGCTTTGGCTGCTGCTGACTATAACGACATTAATCAATTGCTTAAATCTGGTCAGGCAATGGAAGGCTACCAACAAAAAGCGTTGGATGCAGACATCAACAAGTTCAACTTTGAGCAAAATCTACCTTACAGCAAGCTATCTACTTACTTGGGTTCTGCGTATGGTGCGCCACAAGGTTCAGTAACACAGTCAACAACATCGGGTGGCAAGATTGTATGCACAGCGATGAATGAAGCATACGGCTTCGGTTCATTCCGTCAAGCTATCTGGCTAAAACACTCAGCATCTATGCCTAACGCTAAGACAGTTGAGAAGGGCTATCACACATTATTCTTACCAGTTGTAGCCTATGCCTTCAACGGCACTCCAAACGTTGTTAGGAACTCTGTAAGAAGCGTTGCAGAGCATATTGCTCGCCATCGTACTGCTGACTTGTGGAAAGAGATGCGTGGAAAGAAACGCGATCCACTAGGTCGTATCTATCGTGCAGTTATTGAGCCATTGTGCTTTGTAGTTGGAAAAGTGAAGGGGTACTAATATGGGATTACCTATCGCCCCAATTTTAATCGGTGCAGGTGTCGGTGCTTTAGGTGGCGCAGTCACAGGTCGTAATCCATTTGAAACTGCTTTAATGGGTGCAGCTTTAGGAACTGGCGCAGGTGCTTTAGGCATCGGTGGCGCAACTTCTGCTGCTGGCGGTCTTGCTTCTGGCGCAGGTACTGCTGCTGGTGGTACTGGTATTGCTTTAGGTGATATTGCAGCATCATCTGCACTTCCTACAGCTTTAAGTGGATCTTCTCTAGCAAGTGGGGTTGGGGTTGGTGCTGGCACAGGAATTGGCGGTGCTGCTGGAACTGGTGTTCAATTAGCAAATGCTGGTACTGGATTAATGGCATTTGAGCCTATCTCTGCTGCACAAGGTGCTGCTGGCATTTCAAACTTAGGTCAGTATGCTACAGGTACTGGCACAAACATCATGGCTGCTAATCCTACGCTATACGATAAACTTAAACCATACGCAACTATTGATAACCTTGCTGGCGCAAATGCAATTGCAAGTAAATTTCAACCTAAGCCTATGTCACCAGCACCACAAGGTAGAATTACAGAAGGTCGTGCGCCACAAGGTGGTTTGGGTGGTAGCGGTGTAGAAGGTTTACTAGCTGAACTGCAAAAAAGACAACAACAATATCAACCTATCTCATTGTTATAGGACAAAATCATGGCAAACGGATTATTAGATTTACTTGGTGGATTGGGAACGACACCACCAGCTTACTTGGAAGGATTGCTAGGCGCACAGCCTGTTGAAGATTTGCGTAAGCGTTCTATCGGTACAGGCATTGCTAATGCATTGATTGGCTACCTTGCAACTCCTAAAAACCAAAACTTAGGTCTTGGTCGTATTCTTGCTAATACTGCACAGGCTGGTATGCAGGGCGCACAGGGTGTATATGATTCAGCTACGGCTGACTACTTACAAGCACAAAAGATTGAAGAAATGCAGCGTGCTAAAGAGCAACGAGTACTGCAACAACAAGCTATGCAACAAGCAGCAACTCAATTTCCAGAATATGCAGATGCTATTAGAGCAAATCCAGAACTTCTTAAAGACATTGTTGCTGCAAGAATTAAACCTGTAGCAAGAAAAACATTTGTAGCACCAGATGGTTCAATCCGTTTTGAGGATACAGGCGATATTGCTAATGCTACAAATGTTGCAGCACCACAAAAACAAGATTTAAAAGTTGTTGGCAATAATCTAGTTGATATGGCTGGTAATGTTATTTATACAGCACCAACTGCTCCTAAAGAGCCACCAACATCAATTCAAGAATATAACTTTGCAAAAGGTCAAGGATACACAGGTACTTTTAAGCAATTTCAAGAAGAACTTAAAAAAGCTGGCGCAACAAGTATTAATATGCCTAGCGAATCTGAACGTACTGCTGGCTTCTTAACTGGAAGATTGCAAACTGGAATAAATCAAATTGCTAAGATTGTTACTAATAATCCAAATGCAGCATCACCAAAGTTTGGTTCTGAAGCAGTTAAGTATTTGACTGGATCTGACTATCTTAAAAACCTTGCAAATCCTGAAGCAAGACAACAAATTGAAAATGCTCAATTAGAAGTGTTGGATTCAGCATTAACTCTTGGTACAGGTGCAGCTTATACTCGTGAACAATTGCAGAACTATTCTAAATCTTACTTCCCACAATTGGGAGATAAGCCACAGACAATTAAAGACAAGCAAACTAGGCTTGAATCATTACTTAATGCAGCAAAAAATAAATCTGGAAGAGCAGTTCCTCAAGGTGTTGGATTACCTGCAAACGTTACTGTTGAAAGGGTTCAATAATGGCTGAGTATAAATACAAGGTAACGATTGATGGAAACTCCTACATGGTTAATTCTGATAAGGAATTAGACAGTCAACAGGCATATCAATACGCAGCACAACAAATTCAACCAGACAATACTGATACTATTCGTGCGCCTATGGTTGAGGTTGGTGCAAAAGTTCCATACTCGCCTACAGCAGAAACTGCAAGGGCTGGCGCACAAGGTCTTACATTAGGTTTTGCTGATGAATTAGAAGCAGCCTTACGAACTGGTGCTATTAGCGGTCAACAATATGAAACATTAAGAAATCAGCTTCGCACTCAACAACAATCATTTGCAAAAGAAAATCCAAATACTGCTTTTGCTGCTGAAGTTGCTGGTGGATTAGCAATGCCATTTGGTATGGCTGGTACTGCGATGAAAGCACCAAGCATTTTAAGATCTGCTGTAACTGGTGCAGGTATTGGTGGATTACAAGGTGCAGGTAAATCAGAAGGTGGTGAAAACCTTACAAGTGACATTGTTGGTGGCACTTTGTTGGGTGGTGGTCTTGGTGGAACATTGGGCGCAGTAGGAACGGCTATTGCACCAAAGGTACAGCCTTCCGCTATGATGTTGCAAAAAGAGGGTGTTCCTATGACACTAGGATCTGCTTTTGGTGGCACTACACAAGCCATAGAGCAGTCTGCTGAATCATTGCCGATTGTTGGACAATTGATAAAAGGTGCTAGACAACAACAATTTGAAGCGTTCAATAAGGCAGCGTTTAATCGTGCGTTAAAAGAAATTGATCCAACTATTAAAGTTCCTACAGACTTGCCATTGCGTGAAGCTGCTGACTTTACATACAATCAAATATCAAATAAATATAACACCATTTATCCAAATATCTCATTAAAGTACAACAAAACACTTGACAAGCAATTAAATGCTTTAGAGAAAAAACACGCTGATTTAGGTGATAGAACAGAACAATTTACATCAACACTTAACAGCATCAAGTCAAGAGTTGCAAACAAGTCTTTATCTGGCGGTCAAATTAAAGCATTAAAAGAGGACTTGCGAGTTTTGACTGATGCCTACAAAGGATCTGTTGGTAGCGAGAAATTGCTAGGAAATGCTTACGATGATTTAGAGAATAGCATCATGCTATCTGTTCGTAATCAGAATCCTAAATTTGCTAGAGAATTAAAGCAAGCTGATACTGCATACGCAACATACAAGAGAGTAGAAAATGCTGCTGCATCTGCAAAGGGTGCTGAAGGTGTATTCACTCCTGCACAATTAGAAACTGCTGTAAAACAAGGCAACAAATCTCAGTACGCTAGAGGAAGATCTTTATTGCAAGATTTATCAAGTTCTGGCTACGATGTGCTAGGTAATAAAGTGCCAGATTCAGGAACTGCTCAACGTCTTGGGGTTGCAGGTATGCTTACTGGTGGCGCAAGTTTCTTAAATCCTAAAATGGTCTTACCTACAGCACTTGGATCAAGCCTATACACAGAGCAAGGTATGAAATATTTAATGCCATTGCTTACAGGTGAAAGACCACAAGCTGTGCAGCAAGCTGGCAATACATTGAGAAGGGTTGCACCATACCTACCATACGGACTACTAAACCCACAGGAACAATAACATGGATCAATCAATCATCAACATTATTATTGGTACTGTTCTCTCTGTTCTTGGCTGGTTCGCTAGACAGCTATGGGATGCGGTACAAGGTCTTAAGGCTGACATGAAGAACATAGAGGTTTCATTGCCTACGCACTATGTCCGTAAGGATGAACTAGAGCAAAGGTTTGACAAAATTGAAGCTATGCTGGATAAGATTTCTGAAAAACTAGACCATAAGGTTGACAAATGAAGCAGTCTTTTATAAACCAAATCACTCTCTGCGATAACTGCAAATCAGCATTTATTATCAACGTAGAGGGTGACCAAACGACTTGTGATGGATGTATCGCTGAACGTGAACTTACACACGAGATTATTGATAGTGGTGCTTTGAATGGAGTTGTACATGACTGTTACTAAAATTCGTGGTACGTTGCAAGGCTATTTTGAACACATGACAGGCAAGACGATTGAAGCTGTCGGTACGTTTGATGATGAACTCGTTATCCTACTTGATGACGAATCAGAGGTATGTATCTGGTCTGATGGATCGCTATCAATACAGATCAACGAACGACAAGAATTGGACAGTTAAATGGGTGCATTATTTAGCTTTTTAGGTGGATCAGTATTCCGCATGGTGTGGGGTGAGTTATCATCCGCATGGACTAAGCACCAAGACCACAAGCACGAACTAGATGCAATCAAGGCACAAGAAGCCGTAGAAGCTGCTAGGGCAGAACGAGAACTCACTAAACTAAAACTACTTAATGACTTGGGCATTAAAGAGATTGAGGTTAAGACTGATGCAGACTTGCAACTCAAGGATGCTGATGCGTTCATGGAAGCGATGCGTAACGTAACACCTACAGGAATAGCTTGGGTAGATGCGTGGAACGGAATCATTCGCCCAGCTTGCGCTACTACTGCTATTCTTATCTGGTGGTTCTGTCTGTACACACAAGGCTTTATACTCAGCGAGTGGGATAAAGAACTTGTTGGAGTTATTTTAGGCTTCTACTTTGCTCATAGAACGCTTGCAAACAGGATTAAAGGTAAAGAGTGAACGAACTAGAGGTACTGCTATCCCTTATCAAGCGATTTGAGGGATGCCATCTTAAAGCGTATTACTGCCCTGCTGGAGTTCTTACAATCGGCTGGGGTGCTACAGGTGGCATCACACCAACAACCAAATGGACACAGGTGCAAGCTGATGAAAGACTTATGCAGGATGCTAAAAGATTTATGGCTGGCACTAAGCTACTACTACCTAACGCTACAGGTGGACTTCTGGTTGCCACTAGTGACTTTGCTTACAATCTTGGTCTTGGTAGGCTAAAGACTTCAACTTTGCGTAAAAAGATATTGTCAAACGACTTGATTTCTGCTAAAGCGGAGTTGTTGCGTTGGGATAGGGCTGGTGGTAAAGTGTTGAAAGGATTGACATTGCGTAGGAAAGCAGAATCCTCTCTTTTTTAACTACCAGCGAGAAATCATGAAGATATTGCTCTTGGATATAGAAACAGCACCAAACTTAGTTCATGTCTGGGGATTGTGGAATCAGAACGTGGGCATCAACCAAATTATGGATAGTGGCTACGTTTTATGTTGGGCTGCTAAGTGGTACGGCAACGATACTATTCACTTTGATAGCGTATATAAGAGTAAGCCTAAACGTATGCTAGAACGCATCTACGATATGTTAGAAGAAGCTGATGCAGTCATTCATTACAATGGCACTAAGTTTGATATTCCTACGCTAAACAAGGAGTTCTTACTGCATGGCATGACACCACCAGCACCATACAAGCAGATTGACTTACTGCGTACAGCTAGAACTAATTTTAGATTCCCATCTAACAAGCTAGACTACATCGCACAGTCACTAGGTCTTGGCAAGAAGGTTAAGCACATTGGTCATGAGTTATGGATTCGTTGTATGAATAACGATGATGAAGCATGGCAGATGATGGAAGATTACAACAAGCAAGACGTTGTATTGCTAGAGAAGGTTTACGAGAAACTCAAGTGCTGGGTTAAAGGGCATCCGAATCATGGTGTATATGAGGGCGGTGTATGTTGCACAAACTGTGGTGGAACTAACTATCAACGTAGGGGATGGTCTTACACACAGGCTAACAAGTATCAAAGATTTGCTTGTAACGATTGTGGAACATGGTTTAGAGGTGCAAGAAACAATTTATTTGATGAGCCGAAAAGGTTTGTTGCAATCAGTTAAAGGATGAAATATGGCACTAACACAAGAACAACTTAATCGCATACTTGGAAAGCAAAGCGTTGTTGATAGAGTTTTATCTACTAACGCTATTGAGCAAAAGTTAAATGCGCCAGAGAATATTGTTACTGGGGGGGTATTGCCTATTCAAAAGAATAAAGTAACTGGTCAGATGGCTTTTGCTATGCCAGAGTTTATAAAAAGTATGCAACAAGCATATACAGCACCAGCAAGAGCAATGCGAGGTGAGTTTGATCCTAACTCTGTGCAAGGAGTTCAAGAAGCTAATAATATTGGATTAAATCTTCTTGGTCTTGGTCAAACAGCACCGATAGTAAGTAAAGGTGCTACTGCTGGTATGCAAGGTGGTAAAACTTTATCAATGTTCATTGGAGAAAAATCTCCTGCATGGAATAAAGAAAAAGCTAACCTTGCAATAAAACTTGAAAAAGATGGATTAAGTCCTGAACAAATATGGGAAAAAACAGGTACAGTTCGTGGTGCTGAAGGTTCGTTACGTCAAGAAATTAATGATGCGCCAGCAAAATTTAATACTGCTCAAGATTTAGTTGAAAAAGCAAATCAAATAAAATTAAGAAATGCGGAACTTAAACAAATTATTGCACCAGTAAAAAATCAAAAAGATTTGTTTCCCAAACAATTAACTGAAGCAAAAAGACCATTTAAACAAGAAATGGAAAATAACCTTAATTTATTAAATAAAAATTATGGATTGTTAGATAGACCTGAGATTGGAAATTATGCACCATTGGTTGTAGAATACCCTGAGTTATACAAAGCATATCCAGATATGGAAAGAATTATTATAAATCAAGGAATAAATAAAGGTCAGGGTAATTATGGGGCATATTATCCATCTAAAGATTTAAATGCAGATTCATTATCTGTATATAAAGCTGCATTAGAAAAAACTGCTGAAGGAAATCCTAATTGGGGTGGAAAATCAACATCGCTTCATGAACTTCAACACGCTATTCAAGAAAGAGAAAATTTTGCTCGCGGTGGAAGTACAGATGAAATGTTAAATCGTTTATTGGATGAAAAAGATCAATTATATAATCAAGTTACAGAATTAAATAAACAAATGTCAATAATTGCTAAATCTCCAAAAATGACAGTAGATGAAAAAAATGCTTATGATATGTTGATGGAACAACGGATGCAAATAGTTCCAAGATACCAACAATTGCGAGATCCACAATTCGTTAGAGATGAAGCATTTAAACAATACCAACGTCTTGGTGGTGAAGCTGAATCAAGATTAACTCAAAATAGAATGAGTTTAACACCAGAAGAAAGATTAAAATATTTTCCATATGTTTATAACAAAGAAAAATATGGATTGGATGTTCCGTTTAATGAATTAACTGTTGAAGGTTTACTTGGTAATTAATTTATAAACTAATAGTTTAGTTCTAATACTTTTTCTAAACTTATTTCATGATAATGCTGATGTTTGTGTCTAACATTTGTGAGATTATTACATACAAGCACTTTTGCTTATTATATATTAAGGACTACATCATGTGGACATCACCTACTGCAACTGAGTTAAGATTTGGATTTGAAGTAACTATGTATATTTGCAATCGCTAGACAAACAGGGGATTAACCATCCCCTATCTAGCATCCCATATATCAAGTATTGTCAGCCAAAGTATAGCAAACCATATCCATATTGGTGCGGTAACAAGCAGTAAGAATAGCTTAGTCTTTAGCTTCATAATGCAAGCCATCATTCCCATTTGCCCCAACTATATCAGTACGTTTTTCATCCCAATTAAGTGGGCATGCTGTCCATGCACATTCTTGAGTGCTTGCTAAACCTTTTCCACATATTTTACACAATGGATCACTCATTATAGCTGGTGGTACATACTTTTCCTTCTTAGGCTTCACTCCAAAGATAGCATCAAAATTAGCGTTAAACTTCTCCTGCTGATCCTTGTCACCCAGTTTGCTAACAAGGCTATCCCCAGTAATGTTATTTGTTGTTGCCATTATTATCTCCATTAAAAACAACTATAGCAGATGGAAATGGTGCTGAATTATTATGCCCACCAAATTTTAATCTGCCTTTAATAAATTCAATATTACCTTTCATTGCGTAGTCATGCCACCATTTTGTATCGGTTCTTGATGGAACTAAACAAACGACTACTGCGCCAAGCAAACTGCTTTCGTATGCTTTTTTCATCCATTTGCCAATATCTCGACCATATGGTGGATTCATCCAGCATCTTCCAATCCATTCTTGATTTAATCCATTTTGTTCAATATCAAAATATATTTTGCATTTTGCATTTTGAAAATTTGCACAAACATCAATTTCAAAATTATATACGTCATTATATTTATTAAAAAAGTCTTGAGGAGTAGCCCACAAATCAGATTTGCTTGAAAAGTGAACATTATTAATTCCTGCCATAATATCTCCTCACATAATAAATCTTACTTAAACTAATATCTAAATCAATTGCCACCACCTTTGGTGTTTGGCTAGACAGCTTATTTAATACGATTGATACAAAGTCATCACCAAGTTTTTTTAATGGCTTATACGGCTTCCTATTAGGCTTCCTAACGTATTCTTTTGGCTTGTATTCCTCAAAAGATTCGTAGTGTGTCATCTCTTTGCCCATTGACGGCAGTCTTAATTCTCTAATCATGTGTTCATTGCTTAACTTTAATAACAATAATCTGATATAAGAAATAGACAATCCTGTTGCTTCTTTGATCTGGCTCATTGATGCTGGGTTGTTATAGATGTAGTTACAAATATTCATTTTGCTTATCTCACCAAGATCATGCCTTGTCTTTGCACTCATGCTGATTCCCACATTGAGAATGAACTGCCGATTCCTCTGTATGAACTCTTGCTGCTGAGTTTTGACACTTCAACTCTCTTGTCCAACCTACGAACGATCCGCAAGTTTGGGTTAGCTTTCATTGCTGCCAGATCACTTGCAAATCTTTTTGTGTATTCTTTTCTCTCTACATCAGATATTCCAAGTTCATCCTCTGTCTTGGCGATGTATGGGTTATCACTCTGGCGATAAAGATTGTTCCATTTGCCTGTTGTCTTATTAATAATCTTGGTTGAAACAATATGTCCACGAGCAACTAGTGTATTCAAGTGATTCTTAATTAATGCTTCACCTAAATTTAAAATGTTGTCAATCTCAGTCAACTTTAAAACTTCGTTACCAATAGCATCAAATATTGCTTGTCTATTGTTTTCTGCTTTTAACATTATTTCTTTTCTTGTTGGCATTTCTCTCTCCGAAAATTGGTGGGCTACTCATGCTGATTGATAGATTTTGCACAATATATCGTGGTCTAACTGTCGATGGTCAGATTTTTAAAGATTAGCACTTTCGCCCATTGGTGGTTGGCTACTAACACACCCCCGTATGCGTTCGCCAATTAGGTGGGGATATTGATGCCATCGGATGCAATGGGCTGTTCGTTACCTACACAGCTATCCCCATTAATCATCAAAATGGAATGTCACTATCCATTTCATCTAAAGGTTGATTCTGGTATCCGTTTGCTTTGCTGGCTTCTTTAGGTTCTGAAGCATCTTTTTTACCTAGCAGCGTTACGTTGTTTACATTACATTGAAGGCTTGATTTATTTTCACCTTGTTTGTTTGTAAATTCATTTAATGATGCTTCACCTGACACCGCAACTTGTGTACCTTTTTTAAGATATTCTGCAAGTTTAACTCCACGTTCACCAAACATACTGCAACGAACCCAGTTAGTTTTTTCTGATTTACCAAACCCAGAAGTTACTGCAACAGACCATGATGTAATTGCTTTTTGATCTGGTGTATAACGAACTTCTGAATCATCACCTAAGTTACCTGTAAAGTTAAAAATATTCATTTGTTACCCTTTTTGATTGTTGTTGCTAATAAATACTTGTTGCCTAAATATTGAAATGCTGCTTTCAATTTGTTTTCATGCTCTTTGTTTAGAAGTGTTTTCATTCCGTATAGTGAAGTGATTATCATATTAAATCTCCGTTGCTGTTTTTATTAACAAATCATTTTTAAATTTACTTACTGCATCTGAATACTCTTCATGAAACAACTCTAAATTTCCAAGTTCCCATTCATTCCTAAATTCTAATTCTTTAATGCTCATAAGAATTTCATATTCAGCTTCTAATTTCAAAATAGTATCTTTTAAAATATCTGCTTTTAGTAGCCAGTTACAAAGTTGAATATCCTCACTAAATTTAATTGTAGTGTTGTCACGCAATTGATTATATTTAACTGTTAATACTTTCATGATTATCCTTTAATTGACTGTGATAGTTTAGATACAAATCCTGTTTGCTCTAACTCGTTTAATGCTTTCATTGCTTCAACATAACGCTCTAACATATTTAATTTAATTTCAAAGTCTTTAACTAAAACCTTATCTATTTTTGCCATAGCTTCACCAACTTGGTTTGTATAATCTTTTACCTTCTGTGAAAATACTTTAGTTTGTTCAACCATTCTTGATTCATCAATAATCATTTTCTTAAAGTTATTGTCGTAACGCTGGAATGATTCTTCAAGAATGTCTGAAGCATCATCCATATTCTTAGTTGCTTCTTTTTTAGTTAATGTAACCTTACCAGACTTAATATAATCTGAATTTACAAAAACTTCACCCTTTGAAGCAAATCCAGTATCTGCAACCTTCATCATTGTATTTAATAGTTTACTCATTACTTCTTCTCCTTTAATGATTCAGCGTGTTTTTTAAGTGTGCTGCGTGTCTTGCTATCTAGTAAACTCCATACAGCGAGTTTCTCTTCATTGAGTAGTGTTGTCGTTTTACCATAAGCATCCTCAATGTGTCCACCAGCAACATCACCAATAATATCAATTGCAAGGTCTTTAATAAACTGTTGTGATTCCTCATCTAAATTCTCCATTGCACCAGCCGTAGGTGTGATTGCTTTTGGTGCTTGTACTTTATCTTCCTCTGGCACATCTTCGCCAGCGTAGATATACAAACCTAGACCATGTAACGCAATTGCTTTGGCTAGGCATCGTTGCATCGCTGTGTTGACTGCCATGCTATCTGGGTTAGGAATTGCCTTATTACGATAGTCCATAACAGGTAGCTGTGATGTCATAGACTTACCAAACGCAGTTACTGTACAGAACACCATCAATGTTTCACCAAATCGTACTGGCTCACCATAAGACCATGTTGCTGCTGGATCTTGCATAAGTAACTGATCTACTGCCCATGCCCATGATAGGTATGTTAAGTTGTTCTTTTTCTCTGTATGTGCGTTTACGTTAATTGCTCTTAATACTTGATAGTTACTCACTCTATTCTCCTAGTTAAAAATAATATCTTTATTGTCAAAAGATTCTACTACCCATTCCACAAAGTTGTCACCAAAGTTTTCTAGCATCCATTCCTCGTTATGTGCCTTTGGTTCATTGCTTAACATATGATCCCAGAACTGGTCGCTAAACTTATCTTCCATTTTATCCCAGTTAATAGAATCAATGAACTCTTCTAAATTAAACTCTGCTTGATATTGTTGCTGGTTCATTTCCAATTTCTCCATTCAGCAATTACACCTACAATAACAAATAATCCAAAAACTACAATACCGCCCAAACATAAAATAGCTAAGTTATCTAACATGACATTCTCCTATTCGTTACTGTAACCAAGTTTTTTATTTTCTAGATACTGCATATCACTACAAGCAATATTGTGTGCTAACGCTTCTGTGTAGCCAGCAGCTAGGTATCTTTCTTTGTTAGCTGCAAATACTCTGTTGTACTCTTTTAACTCTGCTGCATCATTGTCAGCCTTGAGATCATCTGTAGCTGCACGCAAGATTGCACGAGTAGCTTCTAGTTCGTCATGGATACGTTTACTTTCTGCATCACGAGCTGCGTAAAATGCAACCATGTCAGCTTTACGTTCTGCGATTTTTTCTGGTGTATTAAAGTGTGCTTCGTAATCAAACATTTTCTTCTCCTAGATAAAGCCCCGAAGGGCTTGATTTGTTATTTTTGTGCAATTCTCATTTTTCCATTATTAAAATCATCAAATGATTTATTATCTGCATCAGAATAAACATCTGGGCAAATTACTTGGCATTGATTACTGTTTTTAAGAAAATTAAAAGCATCTTCAACAGATTTAAAATAAGTTTCATTATCAGAATGTGCAGATTTTCCGAATACAAAATCATTATTTGCTCTATCATAAAAAGTAATTCTTTTTGCACCACATGATTCAACTTGACGTTCAACTATAATTCCCAATCTAACTTCTGAAATATATTTGTCTTCGTTATATGAAGCTTTTCCAACTGTTGCAAAATCTGTTGAAACTTTATAAACAATTTCATTTTTTAAAAATCTAGTCATCTCGTTCTCCGTGTTAATATGTATTGCGATGTAGTAACTATACACCCATTAAAAAGTATTGCAACAATTAAATGTAATTATTTCACATAAATATAAATAATTTTTTAAATGGATAACACATGATTCATAAGAAAACTAAATACAATAATAAAATCACAGAGTTAGATGGCATAAAGTTCCATTCACGCAAGGAATCCGCTAGGTATAGTCAGCTAAAACTGTATGAAAAAGGTGGATTAATTACTGATCTACGCTTGCAAGTTCCCTATGAATTGATACCAAAACTGGTGATCAATGGTAAGACTGAGCGTGCTATTAAATATGTGGCAGACTTTGTATATTACGACACAGTACATAAGGTAGAGATCGTTGAGGATGTAAAGGGAATGATTACCGATATATTTAAAATTAAGTACAGGCTAATGAAGCAGGTACATGGTATTGACATAAAGATCACATAAGCGTATAGTCTTAATCAATATCACTTGGTCGTGATTAAATAGTAAGACTTCACATGCACTCTGGCGGTTACTATACCGTTCGACCAACACCCTTAAAAAAGGTGAGAGTGCAGGTGAGGTCTTTTTTTTCGTCTGGATAAATTATGAAATTGAATAAAAAAGAAACAAAATGGCTAAAAATTGTATTAATGGAAAGATTAACAGAAATATCTGAAAATTTTGAAAGTTTAGATGAGTTTCGTTGTGCGCTATACAAGCAAAGAAATGATGAGGAGCAAGAAAGTATATATTCAATTTTAAGCAAATTGATAAAGGAATAATCATGGATTGGTTTAAGCATGATTCTAACGCTAACCTAGATGAGAAACTTCAAGAGGTGCTACTTGATTACGGATTAGAAGGCTATGGTCTGTACTGGTACTGCATTGAACTCATTGTAGGTAAGACAAACACAGACAACATTACCTTTGAACTCAAGCACGATGCTCGCATTATCGCTAGGAATACAGGATCAACTCCACAGAAGGTAGAGGAGATGATGAAGCGTTTTGTATCCCTAGGACTATTTGAGAACACGGAAGGTAAGATTACTTGCTTGAAGGTAGCCAAGCGTTTAATGACTTCTGCGACAAGTAATATGCAGATGCGAAACATGATTCAGAATATCAAATCAAATCAATTGGTTGAGTTGCCGTCACGACACCGTCATGACGATGTCATGCCAGAAGAGATAAGAAGAGAAGAGATAAGAAAAGAAAAGAAATACAACCCACCAATTCCTGCGGAATTATTGTCGGATTATCTTAAGGTTCGTAAAGCTAAAAAAGCTGGTGATCTAACTGAAACTGCATTCAAGGGCATAGAGCGTGAAGCATTAGCAGCAGGATTGACTGTAATGCAAGCAATACAGATGTGCTGCGAACGTGGATGGGTAGGATTTAAGGCTGAATGGATAAAGACAGAAGCTAAGACTGCAACTAACAACGCATGGCGCAATGATGACATAGCTATCCTAAAGAAAGCAAAGGAACTAAACGTACATACGTCTGGCAAGACTAAATACGAGATCCTAGCATTGATTGACAAGAAGCAAGCAGCATTGGAATCAGCATGAAGGTAATTCCAATCAAGCCAGAGGAAACTCACGAATGGCTACTAAAGAAACATTATGCAAAACGATTACCAAACATTATGTTTGCTTATGGATTGTTTGTTGATAATGAATTGCGTGGTGTAGTTACATATGGGATGCCAGCTAGTCCTCAATTATGCAGAGGAGTTTGTGGAGATGAATATAAATCAATTGTGTTAGAACTAAATAGACTTTGCTTGTTAGACAACTCAAAGAATGAATCTAGTTACCTTGTAGCTAATTCAATTAAGCTACTTCCAAAGCCAAGCATAATTGTATCTTACGCAGATACAGCGCAAGGTCATGTTGGTTATGTGTATCAAGCGTGTAACTTTCTGTTTACAGGCACTACAAAGGCAAGAACAGATATGGCTGGTGCTGATGGTAAGCATAGCAGACATAGTTTTGGTGATACATCATTAAGGGTTGATAGAAGCGCAAAGCACAGATATGTAATATTTCATGGTTCAAAGACTGATAAGAAGATACTTAAATCAAAATTAAATTACAAAATAGAACCTTATCCAAAAGGTGACAGCAAAAGATATGATTCTGGCGGTAGTGTAGCAACACAAGATTTATTGTTTATTTAATGCAACACACAGAATTATAGTGTTATAATGTATTGCATCAACTAGGAGAAGATGATGGATAAACAATTTTTACCTTTTATATTTTGCTTGATTGCATTTGGTTCATTATGTGCATTTATAGGAAAGTCTTATGCAAGTGATAGACAATGCACAGTTACCATTACAGATATGCGTGGAGTACAGCACGTTATTAAAGGAGTAGCAGATGAATAAATATCTAGTATTACTATTAGCATCATGTAGTGGTCAAGCCTATGCAGATAGGTCAGTTGACTTTACAAAGCTATACCCACAGCCACAGGTTATTTACGTTGCGCCAGTACAGGTATTCATACCACCGACACCATTATCACAATCTACCTATGAAGCACCAAGCAGCACATGGCAACCGATAGTCACACCAACACCAACAATTGATTTAAGGGCAGACAATGAGTGAAATTAAACGTGGTCGTAAACCATTACCAGAACACATGAAGGCAATCACAACATCCCTACGATTGCGCCCAGATCGCTTAACTGTGTTTAAGCAGCTAGGTGGTACTAAGTGGCTAAATGCAGTAATAGACGAGGAACTGTACTTCAACACAATGCTAGAGGATGTGATAGATGAAGTGGCAGCAAGGGGATAAGTATTACATTAAAAGTAAGATAGGGGATTTATCATTTACCATAAGTAAATCAATGATATACGATAAAGTTATTTACGAACTGTGGAATGGTAGCAAGTGGTTATATAAATCGGAGAATGTAGAAGATGCAAAGCGTGAAGCCATTCAATATTACCAAGAGCAATCTACCAGTATTAGTAGCAAGGCTTAATGACTTGGTAGAGCAAGAAGGTAACTGGCAGGTAGTTATTAAAGAGAAGGAAAGTGATCGCAGCCTAGAGCAGAACGCTAGATTGTGGGAACTGTACACCAGCGTAGGCAACTACTTGGGATACACAGCACAGGATGTACACGACTTGATGGGATACAAGTTCTTGCTGATTGAGAAGAACGTAGGCAGGGAGAAGATTACAAAGGTGCAGTCAACTACCAAGCTATCGGTTAAGGACATGGCTGCTTATCAAGAGAAGATAGAAGCATGGGCAAGTAACTTAGGATGGAGTTTCTGATGAAGATTGAATTTGATATGGAAGATGACAGTATCATTCACGATGTGATAGATGGTGTTTTTGTTTCGTTACTGAAACGACAGTTACGAGATAGTAAAGAGTATTTGGTAGCTGCTTATAACGAAGATGATAAGCGCATGAACCAAGCTAACATTGAAGCGTGTCGGGTGTTGTTAGATTATTACACGGGGAAATATGATGACTAAAGACGAAGCTATTAAACTAATTAAAATTGAACTTGATGGAATCTGTGAAACTCAAGGCGATTATGATGATGGCTGGTGGGAAACATCAACAGGCGCAGAGTTTGGCAAAGAAAGATTAAACAATGTATTGAAGATTGTAGAAGCACTAGGAGTTAAAGATGACTAATAAAGACGACTTGGTATCCAAAGATACCGCATTAAAGATGGCGATTGAAGCGTTAGAGCATGCAAGTGAACGAAGCATAATAATAAATGCGTATGAAGAAGTAATTGATGTTTGCAAAGAAGCGTTAGAACAACCATCGCAAGAACCATTGACACAGGAAAAATACGAACAGTTAAAAAATCAATCTACGCAATGGACTTCAAGCCTTCCTATGTTTGTGCATTTAATCAATAAACATTTTGGTATAAATGATGGATTAGATTGGGGGCAAAAATGACTAAAAACGAAACATTAACAGCTAAAGGATGGGTTGGTTTAGGTAATGAGAAAAATACTGCTGACAGCTATCAAGAACAACCAACGCAAGAACCTGTGGCTTGTATGTTTGTATCTGAAGAAGGCGGATGTGAAGAAATAGGACATTTAAAATACCATTATGATGGTAAATTCCCTGATGATTTTACACCACTCTACACCCACCCTCATCAATGGCAAGGATTAACGGATGATGAGATATGGGACATTGCAAACTATTTAGGCAAAAATAAAGAATGGGATTATCCAATTATGTTTGCCAAGACTTTACAGAAAGTTTTAATGGAAAAGAATCATGGATAGAACAGACATTCAATTTCTATGCCTACTTGGTGTTTATATTGTAGGATTTATTAACGGTTGGCTATGTCATTAAAGGAAAAGAACACATGAATGAATTAAAAAGATTTGTAGAACTAAAATTCAATCAATCTGATATGGCTATTTTAATTGCGCTAGAAGATATTGTAAGCGTTGTTGAAGAAATATGCTGTCAAGGACACAAAGAATCGTTTAAAGAATATAAAGCAATACGCATCACTACTATTCAACGTGATTCACACTTATGTGATTATTCTAATTATGCAATGTTGAAGCATTATTTATCAAGATGGGAAGAGTTACCTAGATTTATTGAACAAGCATTAAAGGAAAAGAACACATAGTGTCGGCAATGGCTGAAGTCGTAAGGATTGGGGAAGTGGACAATTGTTTGCAAAGCTCGGTCGAAGAAGCCATGAATAGGTAAGAGTAACTTTTATGTATTGTAATGGATGATATGTAGGTAAAAGCTAACATTATGTCCAGCATGGTGGATGAATAGGTAAGTGAATAGATAGGAAAAGAATGTTAGTAACGATTAAGGATTACATTTTGTGCTACGCTCCAGCTTACATTTTAGGTTGTGCAAACGGATTACTATTAGCATTGGCATTGATGCCCAGCAGATCTAGGACAAGGAGATGACAAAAGATGAACGTAATCATTATACTAAACTGGCTGATCTTGGTTGTATTGTGTGCTTACTGGGTGGTTACGGCTACTCTCCTTGCGAGATCCATCATATTCGTGCTGGAACAGGAGCAGGAAGGAAATCACATTGGAGTAAAGCCATTGGATTGTGTCCTACCCATCATCGTCTTGGTGGCTATCGCATTGCAATCCATGCTGGTATTGAAGGTTTTGAAGATGCCATTGGCATGACTGAAGTAGAACTATTAGCAAAACAATTGGAGTTATTAAATGCTTAAAGAAGAAGTGATATATGAGAAGTTTACAAGTGACAAAGTTAATCCATCCCATTACAAGCAGGGAAAGGTTGAATGTATTGATGCTCTTGAAGCTGCTACGATTAACCTCAAAGGATTAGATGCGGTATGTACAGCTAACGCTATTAAGTATCTGTGGCGATGGAAGGACAAGGGCGGTGTATCGGATCTGAATAAAGCCATGTGGTACATTGAGAAGCTAATAACAAATCAACCGAAAGAATTATCATGACTATTTTATGTATAGACTGCATTAACTATAAGGCTGGTGAACGTGCGAAGGATGATATGTGCGCACACTATGCTGAGTTTGAGATGGTTCGTGGTGAACCAAACATTACTGACTACTGTCTTACGGAACGATCACCAACAGGTAGATGCCGACCACAAGGCTTAAACTTCAAGCCGATGAAATCTCCAGTTGTCAACAAGATTGCGAAAGGCAAGAAACTGTGATATAGTTTCGTTTGTCTAAATAGTATTTGGATACTCTTCTCCGAGTGATCTTGGACTTCGTTAGGTGGATGCTACCAAGAGCGTTGAAGCCTAACACTTTTTATTGAACATTGTCTGGTGACTGATCCTCGCCAGCAATTTAGGGATGAACCGATATGGCTACCGAGTTCATGTTGAATACTAGATACAACCGAAGTCTGAGATACTTTGCCCTATAAAATCTCCTAAACATAAGGATGTAGATATGATTAAAGGCTTACTAGATACCAAGACTACAATCCCATCTACATCACAGATTGCAAAGAACACACAGAACGCAATCAAGAACTTTTCATTAGTGCCACAAGATCCATCTAAACCAAACACAGACATTTGGCAAAAAATGGCAAAGATGTGGCGCATCACACCAGACGAAGCTAAACGCAGACGTTGCGGTAACTGCGAATACTACGAGAACACTCCATCCATGTTAGAAGCGATGGAAGCTATCCCA